CTGAGTATCAGCAATAATCGGAGCGAAGTTCGTGCCATCAATACTTCCATCTAAACGAACGTTAACCGTAGTGTCAATGGACGCAACAATCGTAATTAAAGTGTAATCAGAGGTGGAGAGCAGATCGTTCTCGGCAACTTGGATGACGTTTCCATTGCCAGGAGCCGTTAGACCTGTCCCAACGTTAAAAATTGTGTCCGAGAAGCCTGGAATCGCCATTTTGTTACCTATATGAGTTCAATTCTACTTTGACTTTTTCTCGTATTCTTCTTTAGTCATCCAATCCTGTTCACCCCAGCGCTTGAGTGACTGCTGGCCTTCAGTTTTTTCACCTTTGTATCCGCCACCGCGTTTTTTATATGCTTGAGCTAAAAGTTGTGCCTTTCTTGCGCTCCAACTCCCAGGCCGACCGCCTTTAGATCCCGCTTTAATTTGATTTTTTAAGTGCTCACGGAGCTCTGGCTTAGTGTATGCCACATCAAGTCATGTGGTTAGGCGTTTGAGAGAAAGCAGAAGTCAGAAGCGCAGCCGGATTAATAATGGATTTAATCTGAGGCTGCTGAGCAAATAGGGGATCCTGGATGTAAGAAGAAAGAAAATCTGCACCGGGATCTTCTTCCTTCTTTCCTTTTCCACCTAGGACATAGACGTAAGTATCGCCACCAGGTACTGCTTGCTGTTGTTGTTGTGGCGCAGCTGCCTGTAATGTTGGCATTACATCAGTCAAATTACCTTCTGGTGTCTTATACCGACCAGTCGCAATCCACTGTACGAGCTCAGGTGATGCCTTAGCTTTATCGGCCAAAGCTAAATGCACGTGGGTTTCATGGCCAGGGTCACCTGGACCCAGCGCTTCTGTAAATAAACCAGATTTTTTAGCTCGATATGCCAATTCACCTGTTCGCTGCTTCCAGTCGATTGGTTTACCTCCCTCATAAGCAGGTGCTACATCAGGACGCCAATCTGTTACATCAATTGCCTTACCAGCATAATGAAATGATTTTGGTGCATGCTGACCTACTTTCCCAAACGCAGGATGCTGACCAACAGTTAAACCGTAGCGCTGAAGTTCTTTACCAACATCAACAATTGAGTAATCTCTGGCCATGGTTAATTAAAATCTCCAGACGGCTGTACCAACTGCTTAGCCAAAATCTTTACAGGATCAAATCCAGTGTCAATTTCTTTTGGAGCAGCATTGAATAGAGAGGCGAGGTTCGTAAGTCCTTGGATTTCCGGAGTCTTGAATTTGCCAGTGTAACCACGAAGGAAATCAAGTCCAGGATCTTCTCCGTAAATGATGTAAGTATTCCCTTTGGGAGCAGTAGCGACTTGTGCGGGTTCTGGTTGGCGCCCTTGAAGGGCTTCAGTAAAACTAAAATTATCGGGACCTATTATTTTTTGTACATATCGGTTTGTCTCGTCATACTTCTTACTAGCTTCTACTGCAGCTGGTCCGGCATTGTAAGCACGAAGTCCTTTTTCATACGCCTCCCTAAGCTGCTTGGGATCATTGACTTGGCTGGGTTGTTTACCCCCGAGGTAGGTTTTGATATAACCAGCCATATTTTTGGCTGCTGCATCCAATGCGGCCGTAGGATCGTCCGGATTCACACCCCAACCTTTAGCAGTTTCTGGCATAATTTGAGCGATCCCTCGAGCACCTGCGGAGGATATGGCTTTTGGATTAAACCCAGATTCGGCTTCAATTTGACGCTCAAATACTTGAGGTAAAAGACCATATTTTTGAGCTTTCTGGCGTGCAATCTCGCGATAATTAGTGTTCATGCTCGTGTACCTCGTTGCTGCTTCAGCGGAAGTTGTTTTCAAACATAAGCCGAGTACCGACAGCAACGTCGGCAGGGCCAGGAAGAGCTTGGATAAATTCAGAGCCTTCCCGGTTGAATCGATACCGAGCTTGCTCGGGGTTTCGATAATTGGGGACATAAAGATGTAGGGCTAATCGATCCGTCTCGTATATGTAAATTGCCGTCCATGTTTTCAGCGTGTCCCTAAAATCTGAAGTTGCAATCGTACGGTCAACGTCACCGGCTATACTCTCGATACGACTACGGGGAACAGTATTGTTATTCACGCTGCCGGTCATATCAGTGCGCTTTTCAGCTTCATCGCACCGGTTGACCTGTTCGACAATTTTTGAATACCAGAACGAATCCGGAATGTTGTTGACAGCTTCCTCGAGACGCGCCAAGTCACCTGCCGGAATAGACGTGGTGTTATAGCCCAGGTGCCAGCGAACCTTAGATTTGAGGAAATTATCGAGTTGCATTACTCAGGAGAATGCGTTACGGGTACATGAGGCTTAGATGTACCCAGTAACACACTAGCACGCGCAAATTATCACTCAACGCGGACTAAGTTATCTTTGAAAATCTCGTCCCAGTCTACACGTTTTACGCTCTTCAGCTGCTCAAGGCGTTGGAACTTTTCACCAGGCATCGAAAGCTGCAGGTCTTTGATATCACGCGCAGTCTTTAGACCAACTCCAGGCAACGCGTCTGCAATTTGCCTGGCTGTTGCTGTATTAATATTGATTCGCGCATCAAGAGGAAATGTTTCTTTTTTTGTTGGCTTAGGTGGTGTTACACCTTCCGACTGTAGCTGTGCAGTAAGGCGCTCCTCTGTTTTAATCTGCTCCGTAGTTGCTTCGAGATGGGGAATCAAATCGGATTGCTCGACGTAAATCACCTCATCTTGCGAATCCAAACACATGACGATTTCATCGCCATGCTTGGAAACCATCTCAACCAGGCCACCAGTGACTCTGTATTGGTACAGCATCTGTGTAATTATTTCTTTGCTTAGCTTAACAAACTAAACCCATAAATTCAACCAAAAAAAAGCGGGCTCCGAAGAGCCCGCCCTTGCGACAGCCACAATCAGCTATCGTTGCCACCCACTTGAGAGGCAAAGTCAATGAAGGCCTGGATATCATTCCAGGAGACCCCAGCGGCAGGACGCAGGTAGTTGATGCGGCACAGAATGTAGCCAGCACGGCCAGCATCCTTGTCGTCCTGGCTGATGAACACACCATCACCATCGACAGTGGTCGAGGTCACGCCGTTGACATTGAACACCTTGAAGGTGGTGTCCGCAGTCAAGCGATACATCAGGCTGTTGGCAAAGTCAGCAGCCACGATGCCCGCAGTGGTCACGGCATTCGGGAAGGGCAGGTAGCCGTTAGTACCACCACCGCTGTTTGCATTGCTACCCTGGGTAAACAGAGAAGAAGCACAGGTCAGGAAAGAGGTGGCGTTGGCGAGACCGTTGGCTTGAGCCGACGGAATACCAAAAGGAGATCCACTGTTGTTGGGACCGAGTAAGAGCAGCTCCGTAGACGTGCCACCAATGTTGGCGGTCACAGGAGATGCGGGGAAGGAAGGCTCGCCATTAGCCGGAATGTCCTGACCGATTGCAATCGAAGCGCCATACACATAGGCAGGACGCTGTGCGCTTGCGCGGACGGTTAAAGCAGTGCGATTGTCACGCACTCGATCGTCGGGGCGACGATCAGGGGAGGGAATGACAATATCAAAGCTCTTAAAGCTGGCTTTATCGGCGGCAACATTGTCCACCTTGGCATAGCCAATCAGCTCATAAGCTTCAACGCCAGGCCAACCATAAACACCTTCGGTGTTATAGGAAGACAGACGGTTGATTTGGTTACCGGGTTGCAGAATTGCACCGGCTTGTTCTTTGTAAGCAGCCATTGGTTAAGTTTCTCCTTTATCACTCAGAAATGGTAAAGGCAGTCGTCACGAAGTCCTTGTTCAGGTTCGCGAAGCCGGCGTACAGCTGCCAAATAAGAATAATAAAGCGGCTGAAATCATCGTTATTGTTGATGAGAACCTGAGCATTGGGGCCGCCAATACCCACACCCACAGCTTGGGGACCGAAGAACAGGCCAGCAGGGGTGGAGTAGCTTTGAGCACCAGCGCCACCACCGAGGTCAACAGTAATGCTCTTATCGGGGAAGTTGGTAGACTCGAAGAAGCGGACACCTTCAAACACGAAGCCAGAAGGCATCACCGGCTCACCAGCAACAAACTGAGCTTGGCCGTACTGGCCACCACCGTAAATAGCGGCGTTGGGAGCCATCATACCCATCAAAGGGTTGGGCTGACCCATGCCAGGGTAACGAGCAACCTCACGGAAGCCTTGGTCAGCACGCAGATCCTTCATAAAAGAAGGGTCGGCAATACAACGGTAGTAACCGTCAGCAAACACAGGGACGTTGCGCTTACGCAGGCTCTTGACCACCTCAAGGAGGTCGGTCTTCACGTTAAATTTAAAGCGCTCAGATGCGTATTCGGTTGCCGTGTAAGCAGCCAGAGTCGTGGCGCCAGTCTTAGCGTGATCGTTAGGATAGTAGTAACCACCCTGGGTGTCAGAAGACTGGCCACGAGATTCAGACTTGAACAGTTCGTCCAGGAACACGCGGTCGCGCCAACGACGATAGTCGTCGAGCAGAGTCAGCGAACCGATGGACTGGTGGAACATGTTGAGGTTCCCGGTGTCCAGCAGCAGACGCTGAGCGGTCATCAGAGTCTCGCGAGCAATCTTGAAGGTGCTCGGGAGGTTGGCGTTGTTCGGGTCAGCAGGACCGGTGTACTCACGGAGAGACACCAGCACCTTGTCCTTAACGATCGACCGGCTGTTGGCAGTACCGATGGTTTGATCCTGGGTACGCTCACGGTTGGTCTTCGTACCAGGGTTGCCCCAGAAACGATAGCGGTCGAGCTGAACGGTTTGACCCGGCTGTTTGGTGAAGTCGTGGACAACTACAGGCTCACAGGCCATTTCCACGATATAAGCCGGATGGGGGCGGTACAGCTCCGCACCCAGCAGCTTAGGAAAGTCGTTATCGATAAACATGTTGG